AAATTCTTCGGCAGGTAGTTTAACTGCTTTAGATTTAGATGGTATTACTATGACGCTAGATATAAACCAAATAGGTGATACAAACAAATTTCTTGGTGATATATTAGGAGATTCTGTAACAGGCTTTTTTGAATTTGATGGTGATAGTAATACTTTTACTATTCAAGGCGACCCTACTAATACTTATGGTATTGATAATTCAAATTATAATGTTAATGTTACAGGTAGTTCTAATACATTTACTTTAGACCATGGCACAAGTGCTTTAGCAGCAACTCTTGATTTAGATTGGATTATACAAGGTGATAGCAATACATTTGACTTTGATATTAATTATGATGGTGGTACTTCTTATGTTGATGTTGATGGTGATAGTAACACAGTAAACTTTACAGGTTCAGGTTATGCTGGTGGTTATTTTTATTTAGACCAAGCAGGTAACAGCAGAACATTTAACATTACACAAGCAAGCACTCAAGATAATGACTGGCTCAAAATTTTATCTATTGGCAATAATGGTACTGTGTGCGTCATTCAAAACGACCAAGGCACAAGCACAAGCTGCTGATATTGGAGATATATCTGAACTAAATGGTTCAGCACAAATTGTAAGAGATAAACCTTACGAGGCTAATTTAAAATTTGCTATACAAAGTAATGATGAGGCTATAACTAAAAATGGTCGTATGGCTATTACCTTTCTTGATGATTCAACCGTAAAGCTAACTGAGCACTCGCAACTTTTAATAGATGAATACATCTATGACCCCGACCCAAGCAAAGCAAAGATGGCCCTTACCTTTGGGCTTGGTACAGCAAGATTTATTACTGGTAATCTAAACCGCATAGATAAGCAAAACATAATTCTTAAAACACCCACTGCAAACATAGCTATTCGTGGTACTGATTTTACTGCTACGGTTGATGAGCTTGGCCGTAGTTTAATTATTTTACTACCTGATAAGTTTGGATTATCTAGTGGCGAAATAGAGGTAGTTACTGCCATGGGAACTGTTTTGTTGAACAAACCTTACCAGGCTACTACTGTAGATGTGTTTGAAAGCTCGCCTACTAAACCTGTAATATTAGATTTAACATTAGATATTATTGATAATATGTTAATTGTTACGCCACCTAAAGAAGAAGATATTGCACAAGAAGAAACAGCAACAACTAAAACAGTTAATTTATTAGACTTCAATGATTTAGATGTAGATTATTTAGCAGAAGATTTGCTAGAAGATAATAGTTTAGAGTTTACAGAATTAGATATTAACTATTTAGATGTTAATTTCCTTGAAGATTTATTAAATGTTTTAGATGCTTTAGCAATAGAAAAAGAAGAAGACCAATTAGCGTTAGCTACAGGTGTAAATATTTCTGGCACTTTAATTGGTCAAGACTCAAATACACAGATAACTACAATAGTAGCAGGACAGGTTATAAGTTTGCGTAGAAAAGTAAGTGAATCCGTACAAGTAGATTTAAACTCAGGAAACGGCTATACAGTAATTTTGATACAAGATGGAGTATCTAATATAGTAAAAATAAATGGCGGAGGAGATTCTGTTATAACAATTAACCAAAGCAGCGGATGAAAAAACTATTATTGCCTTTACTTATAATATTAGCATTACCTCTAGTATTCCAAAGTACACCCACAGAAATATTAAAACTTAAAGTGTATGACTCTTTTATAAAAACACCAGGAGAATCAGGCAATTTTGTCATACTTAATATTACTGAACAAGATGTAGAGCGAGAAGGTGGTTATCCATTACCAAGACAAAGACTAGCTGAAATACAAATAGATTTACTTAACAAAGGTGCAGTAGGTATTGGTTGGGTTATATCTTTTCCACAAGCTGACAGAATGGGTGGTGATGAGGTATTTGCTACAGCACTAGAATATGCACCGTCTGTAATAGCTATGTTTGAAGATGGCCAGGGTGAATATCCAGAATCAACTGGCACAGTTGTTATGGGTGATGATAATGGGGGTATAATAAGTTTGGGAGTGAAGGCAAACCATCCTCTCTTGTCAAATAAAACACTACAAGGGTTAGCCATTGCTCCCACAGATGTTGACCAACTTGTAAGAAAAATACCTCTTTTAGTAAAAACTCCTGATAATAAATGGATTCCTAGTTTTGGAACACAGATATATAAAGCTTTATTTAATGTTAAAACTTACATTATAAAAACTAATGATAATGGTATATCAGAAATATCAATAAGAGGAATACCACCTGTTAAAACAGATAGTCTTGGGCGTAAGTGGATTTCTTGGGTTGATACTCCAGAAACCACATTACAAGAAATGGATGTTGCAGGTAAGTTTGTTTTTGTAGGTGTAACTGCTAATGGCGTAATGCCACAAATAGCTACACCTGTTGGTTTATTAGAACCACACAAGATTCAAGCTGCACTTGCTGAATCAATATTAATACAAGATAGTCCTTATATACCTGATTGGGCAATAGCAGTAGAGCTTGTTATATTTTTAGTTACAGTAAGTCTTATATGGCTTGTTTTAATACGTTTTGGGATTACATGGGGAATTATATTAGGTTCGGGCATTATGATTTCTACTGGCTATCTTGGATATTATCTTATAAAAACAAATTTGCTTGTTGATGTAACCTGGTCTTTAATTTCACAGTTTATTACAGGCACCACAGCATTTTACATAAGATTTAGAGAACAATACAAGTTAAGACAACAAATTAAAAAACAGTTTGAACACTATCTTGACCCTAGACAAGTTAAAAAATTACAAGATAATCCAGATTCATTAGTATTAGGTGGTGAAAGAAGATACTGCACATTTTTATTTACAGATGTAAGAGGTTTTACTGCTATGTCTGAAAAATTAGAGCCAGAAGAAGTTACAGAAATAATGAATAAAGCACTTACTATACAAGCTGATGCAGTTAAAAAATATCAAGGAATGGTAGATAAATTTATAGGAGATGCCATGATGGCTATTTTTAATGCGCCGATTGACCTGCCAGACCATGAAACTTTAGCTGTGTTATGTGCCAAAGAGATACAAGAAAATATTAAAAAAGCTGATTTGGGTGTTGAAATAGGTATAGGTGTTAATACTGGATATGCTGTTATAGGCAATATGGGAAGCGAAACTAGGTTTGATTATACTGCTATAGGTGATGCAGTAAACCTTGCTGCTAGGCTTGAAAGCTCTACAAAGGAAGTTGGAGAAGATATTGTTATTGGATATGATACAATTCATGTAGAAAATTTTAGTTCTGAAATAATATTGAAAGAATTAAAAAGTATATATGTAAAAGGCAAAGAAAAACCAATACAAATTTATGCAATATATAATTAAAGGAATTTTATGAAAGCAATACTAAAAAATATAGTTGGAGCTGTAGCACCAACATTAGGAACAGCAATTAGTGGACCTTTAGGTGGAATGGCTATGGGTAAAATAGCTGAAGTATTAGGCGTATCTAATGACCAAAAATCTATACAACAAGCAATACAAAATGCTACTCCAGAACAAATGTTAGAACTTAAAAAAGCAGAACAAGAATTTGAAGTACAAATGAAAGAACTTGATGTAGATGTATTTAAGTTAGAGGTAGCAGACAAACAAAATGCTAGAGGTATGTTTAGCAAAGATTGGACAGCTCGTATTATAGGTTTATTCACTATAGGTGGTTTTTTAGGTTATATATTCTTAGTAACACTTCAACCACCAGAACAAAACAGCGAAGCATTAATTAATTTAGTGCTTGGTTATCTTGGAGGGTTAGCAAGTGCGATTATTTCGTTCTATTTTGGAGCATCTCACACCAACGATAAAGGAGAGTAATATGAATATATCACAAGAGGGTTTATCATTAATTAAAAAGTTTGAGGGTTGTGAGCTTGAAGCTTACAAATGTGCAGCAGGAGTTTGGACAATAGGCTATGGCTCAACCAAAGGTGTAAAAGAGGGCGATACTATTACCCAAGAAGAAGCTGATGAATTGTTATTGCACGAAATGGAAGAATACGAAGGTTATATAAATGATTTAGTTGAAACTAATTTAAAACAAAATGAATTTGACGCCATGGTTTCATGGGTATTTAATCTTGGGCCAGCTAATTTAAAAAGCTCAACTTTATTAAAAGTTTTAAATACCTCACACCCAGATTGGAATGATATACCAGCACAAATAAAAAGATGGAACAAAGCTGGTGGAAAGGTTTTACAAGGTTTGGTAAGAAGAAGAGAGGCTGAGGCCTTACTGTTTGAAGGTAAAGAATGGCACGATGTTTGACGATATGTAATACTAGCACAAGGCGTTTACGCTTAGAGCTAGGTTGCAAAAGTTATCGTCGCTACCTTGTGACTTAGCTCGTTTATGAAAGATGTTTCATTTAAAGATTTTGATATTCTTTCTGAACAAGATAAATCAGAAGCTATAGCTTTATTACAAAGATATGACCAGCTTGAAAAACAAGACGACTGTCAAAATGATTTTATAAGTTTTCTCAATCACATGTGGCCTGATTTTATTGAAGGCAGACATCATAAAATAATTGCAGACAAATTTAATCGTATAGCAGAAGGCAAACTAAAACGCTTAATTGTATGTTTGCCGCCTAGACACTCTAAATCTGAATTTGCATCAACATTTTTTCCTGCATGGATGATGGGCAGACGTGGCAACTTAAAAATTATACAAACAACTCACACAGCTGAATTAGCAGTGCGATTTGGTCGTAAGGTAAGAAACATAATTGACAGCACAGAGTATCAACATATATTTCCAGATTTAAAACTACAAGCAGATAACAAATCTGCTGGCCGTTGGACAAGCAATCAAGAGGGTGAGTTTTTCGCGGCTGGTGTTGGTGGTGCTATAACAGGTCGTGGTGCCGATTTATTAATAATTGATGACCCGCATAGTGAGCAAGATGCCTTATCACCAAAATCTTTAGAATCAGCCTATGAATGGTACACATCTGGTCCTAGACAGCGTTTACAACCTGGTGGGATTATAGTTATTGTTATGACTAGATGGAGCACAAAGGATTTGGTTGGAAAAGTTTTAAAAAAACAAGGTGATGAAAATGCAGATAAATGGGAAGTAGTAGAGTTTCCTGCAATAATGCCAGAATCAGATAAACCTTTATGGCCAGAGTTTTGGAAAAAAGAAGAACTGCTAGGAGTAAAAGCATCATTACCTATATCTAAATGGAACAGCCAGTGGATGCAAAATCCAACAGCAGAAGAAGGCTCTATAGTGAAAAGAGAGTGGTGGAATAGGTGGGAGGATGAAGATGTACCACCATATAGTTATGTAATACAAAGCTATGATACTGCTTTTTCTAAAAAAGAAACTGCGGACTACTCAGCCATTACAACTTGGGCAATTTTTAATCGCGGTGATGAAAACAACGATGAAATAATTTTATTAGATGCAAAAAGACTAAGATGTGATTTTCCTGAATTAAAAAAACTTGCATTAGAAGAATATAGATATTGGGAACCAGATTGTGTTTTGATTGAGGCTAAAGCCTCTGGAACGCCTCTTACACATGAACTAAGGCGCATGGGCATACCAGTTACATCTTACTCACCCAGTAGAGGACAGGATAAAATAGCACGTATGAATAGTGTTGCACCTATATTTGAGTCTGGAATGGTTTGGGCACCAGAAGATGATTTTGCAGAAGATGTTATAGAGGAAATGGCATCTTTTCCATTTGGTGATTATGACGATTTTTGTGATAGTGCTACAATGGCTTTAATGAGATTTCGTCAAGGAGGCTTTATATCTTTATATGAAGATTATCAAGACGAAGTAAAACTACTAAGTAAAAATAGGACGGTTTACTATTGAAGACTTTTGCAACTACTTTTGAATGGGATGGCGTTCTACATGCGGGTCCATTAATACATGCAGAAAATTTTGAACAAGCAAAATTAATAGCAGAGTATCATGGCCTTTTGATTGATGGTGAATTAGAGGCTATCATAGGAAGTGAAATTGGTTTGGAATCAAGAACAAACAAAAGGGTAATACATTAATTATGGCTATAGATAAACAACTAGGAACACAAGAAGACCCAGATATTAGAAGAACTGGGTCTGCTGTTGAAATAGTACCAGATACAACTAGAGACGAGCAAATTGCTGCTGCCGCACAAATATTAGTTGACGAGGAACAGGTTTTAATAGACGAAGAAATAGCTCCAGAAGTACAACCAGAAATGAGCTTTGATGCTAACCTTGTTAATTTTATAGATGAAAACACTTTAGAAAAAATATCAAGTGATTTATTAGATTCTATTAGCGGAGATAAAGAATCAAGAAGTGAATGGGAAAAGACATATACTGATGGTCTAAAATATTTAGGTATGAAGTTTGACGAAACTAGGTCGCAACCTTTTGAGGGTAGTTCTGGCGTAGTTCATCCGATTTTGGCAGAAGCCGTGACCCAATTCCAAGCGCAAGCTTACAAGGAAATGTTGCCAGCTAAAGGCCCAGTTAAAACTGAAATAGTAGGCGCTAGAACCATAGAAACAGAAAATCAAGCTGAAAGAGTTCAAGAATTTATGAATTATTATATTCTTAATGAAATGGAAGAGTACGACCCTGAACTTGACCAAATGCTTTTTTACTTACCTCTTGCTGGCTCTTGTTTTAAAAAAATATATTTTGATTTTGTTTTAAACAGAGCAGTTGCTAAATTTATTGCGCCAGAAGATTTAATAGTGCCATACGAGGCAACAGACATAAGTTCAGCTGAAAGAATTACACATGTAATAAGCATGTCATCTAATGAAATTAAAAAACAACAAGTAACTGGTTTTTATGCAAACGTGGACATTGGCTCTGGCAGTTATAGTGAGGATATGTCAGACATATCAGAGGCTATAGATGAAATACAAGGCATTTCTTCTTCATATAAAGAAAATAGAAATAGAACTGTATATGAAGTGCACACAGTTTTAGATTTAGAGGGTTTTGAAGATTTAAGCCAAGATGGTTCAGAAACAGGACTAAAGTTACCATATATTGTTACCATTGAGGAAGACTCTCAACAAATACTATCAATTAGAAGAAATTATCAACAAAATGACCCACTTAAAAATAAAATAAATTATTTTGTGCAGTACAAGTTTTTACCAGGCTTAGGATTTTATGGTCTTGGTTTATCTCACATGATTGGTGGACTATCAAAAGCTTCAACATCTATACTAAGACAACTTATTGATGCTGGTACTCTTGCTAATTTACCTGCTGGATTTAAAGCTAGAGGTATGAGAATAAGAGACGAGGACGACCCATTACAACCAGGTGAGTTTAGAGATATTGATACCACTGGAGGCTCATTAAGAGAAAACTTAATACCGCTACCAATAAAAGAACCCAGCAACGTTTTAATGCAACTTTTAGGCATTTTGGTTGATTCTGGTAAGCGTTTTGCAGCTATAGCTGATATGAATGTTGGTGATATGAACCAAGCTATGCCAGTTGGAACAACTGTTGCTTTATTAGAGCGTGGCACAAAAGTTATGAGCGCAATACACAAAAGATTGCATTACGCCCAAAGAATTGAGTTTGGGTTGCTAGCAAAAGTTTTTAGCGAGTATCTACCTCCAGTTTATAACTATCAAGTTGGCTCTGGGCCACAAGAAGTAAAACAAATGGACTTTGATGACAGAGTTGACATCATACCTATATCTGACCCAAACATATTTTCACAAAGCCAAAGAGTTACATTAGCACAAGAATTATTGCAAATGGTACAGTCTAATCCAGAAATACATGGACCTATGGGTGTTTATGAAGCATATAAAAGAATGTACTCAGCTTTAGGTGTTGATAACGTAGATTCTTTATTACAACCACCTCCAGATATGACACCTAAACCAGTTGATGCTGGGCAAGAAAATGCTGGCTTACTTTTAGGACAACCTGCTCAAGCTTTTCCAGAACAAAACCATGAGGCGCATTTAGAAGCACATAAAAGCCTATTTTTAACAGAAATAGTAAAACAAAGTCCACAAGTACAAGCGTTAATCATAAGTCATTGTATGCAACATTTACAATTTTTAGCAGGACAAATGGCACAAGAACAAATGCCTCCAGAAGTGCAACAAAGAATACAAGAAATACAAGCACAAATGCAACAAGTAAGTCCAGAAGAGGCCACACAAATACAGCAACAAATACAAATGATTATTGAACAATATAGCTCTTCTATTATGGCGGAACTAACTAGCGAATTTTTACAATCAATAGGTATGGGCGGTAGTGAAGACCCATTGGTTGATATAAGAAAAAGAGAGCTAGACCTGAAAGATAAGGAATTAGATATGGAATCTGAGCAATTTGATGCAAAACAAAGCCAAAGACAACAAGAAAAAATGATGGATAGCCAATACCAACAGCAAAGACTTGATGTGCAAAAACAAATAGCAGATGATAAACTTGATGTGGCTATAAATAGACTTAAACAAAATGCTGACTTAAAATTATTAGAGTTAGAAAATAAAATACGAGGTATGCAATGACAACATCATATAAATTAGAAGCTATAGCAAAATTAAAAGCTGAAAAAAAACAAATGCGTCAACAAGAAGCTATAGAATTAAAACAACAACAAGAGGCAGAAGATAAGGCACATCAAGAAAATATGGCTAGAATTGCAAAAAAGATGGCTAAAATTAATGGTGAACAAGTTGTTGAAGAAAAACCTAAAAAACAGGTAAAAAAATCGCAACCAAAAAAAACTACTGCAAAAAAACCAGCAGCAAAAAAAAGAGGTAGGCCAAAAAAAAGCAAATAAATGGACGATATACAACTAATTGAAAAAATAAAAAGAACTATATCTGAAAGAGAAGAGCAAATACAAGAAACATTGATGTCTGGTGGATTAAAAGATATTGAACATTATAAGTATTTGCAAGGAGAGCTTTCTGCTTTATACTATATTGCAAACGCAATAAGTGACATAGGCAAAGATATATGACAAATGTGCAAAAAAATAACGTAATGGCAAAAAAATTAGCAGAGGCTTACGTTGAACCAGATGCAATAGTGTTGGACCCAGAAAAATTAGATAAATCAATTTTAGATAGGATGCCACAACCAACAGGTTGGAGAATGTTAGTTTTACCTTATGCTGGTAAAGCAAAAACAGAAGGTGGTATTATACTTACAAAAGAAACAAAAGA